AACGTGTAACTGGTTTATGGATTTACCAGATCCAAACAATGCACAAGCAGGATTTGTTTCTGTCGTAGTAGGAGCAGGTGCAGCATGGTTTGGACTTTATGTAAACAAAGGCAGATCTACTGTCAGTGTTCAAGCGAAATCAGAAGTAAGGGATAATGTATAATGTTAGGATTATTACCAAAAGGAATACAAATAGTAGGAAAAACAAAAAAACAAATAATGGAGATGATAAAAAAAGCTCCTATAAAACCTAGATTTAAAAAATTTCTTCAAGGTGAAACTTTAGGTGAAGCACAAATAAAACCTGCAATTAAAGGACACAGGGCTGTTGTTCCTTATGAGTTAAAAGCTTTTACTAAAGGTGCAGGTGGAGCATTATCATTAACTGCTATTTATGATGCTTTAACTTCTGAAATGAAAACTACGCCTACTGAACCTAAATCTGGTCCTATGCGTTTTGCAGGTAGGGGTGTTAAAAAACCTAAACCACAGCCTAAAAAGAAAGTTAGTAACGTAGGTAAGAACGCACCTATGGGTTTAGGTATAAAAACAATTTCTATAAAGAAAGGTGATACGTTATCAGCAATAGCTAGAAAAAATAATACAACAGTATCAACTTTAAAAAAATTAAATCCAAACGTAAAACCAAGAGAAATGAAAATTGGTGGTAGTTTGAAAATTCCTAGAACAGGAGGTACGAGATAATGTTTAAAAAAGAATGGTTTCAAAAGAATTTTGGTCAAGGAACAGTCTTTGACCTAGACTATG